AAAGAAAAGGCCAAGATCTACGGCAAATCTGACCGTGAGTGGTTAGAAACCGTGGGTAAAGAAAAAGGCGTGGCAGCCCTTAAAGCCATGCTTAACGAGCGTGTGGCCATTGCGGCACTCACCACCACCCAAACCACCAATACGACCACAGACCTTGATAAAGACAAGGGGTTAGCCGCCTTAACAGCGGCAGACAAAGAGGTCGCCGACTTACTTGGCATTAGTCACAAAGACTTTGCCGCTTCTAAACAGGGGTAATTGACCAATGATTATTACACCAGCAACCCTCACCGCCCTGATGACAGGCTTTAATCTGTCATTTGAAAAGGGCAAGAGCCAAGCCGCGAGCCAGTACAAAAAAATTGCGACTGTGGTTCCGTCAACCAGTAAGTCCAATACTTACGGTTGGTTGGGCAAGTGGCCTAAGTTCCGCGAATGGATTGGCGATCGTGTGATTAACGATATGACCGCTAGCTCATACGCCATCATCAACAAACCCTTTGAGTCCACGATTGGTGTTGATCGTGACGATATCAAAGATGATGAAATTGGTGTGTATGCACCATTGTTTGAGGAAATGGGCCGTTCCTCTGAAGTTTTCCCTGACGAACTGCTGTTCCCGATGCTGGATGCGGGCACCAGTAGCTTGTGTTACGACGGGCAAAACTTCTTTGATACCGACCACCCAGTGTACGCCAATCACGATGGTACAGGCGCTGTAACCAGCGTAAGTAACTACGACAACAACGGTGGTGCACCGCAAACAAAATGGTACTTACTTGATACCACCCGCGCCTTAAGGCCACTGATTTACCAAGATCGCGAGCCTATGCAATTTGTTGCCATGACCAAGCTGGATGATGAAGCGGTATTTACCGCCAAGCAGTTCCGCTATGGCGTAGATTGCCGTGCTAACGGGGGCTATGGCTTCTGGCAAATGGCCTATTGCTCCACCAAGCCACTAACCGCCGCCAATATTTGGGCCGCAATCGAAGCTATGCGCGGGTTTAAAGCCGATGGCGGTAAGCCATTGGGTATCAAGCCCAATATGCTGGTGGTACGCGGTACTCAGCAACAGGCCGCACTCGAAGCCATGAAGCAAACCATTAATGGCGACACCAACACCTTGGCAGGTCAACTCGAAGTGTTAGTGGCTGATTACATGTAGGAGTCAGGACGCTCTGTGATTAGAGCGTCACGTCATTCCTTCAAGGGCCTAGTGTCTAGGCCCTCGTATTTCTTAGGAGAACCCATGTTATGTCTCAGAAAACGATTGTTGTTACTTGCCGTGCCCATGATGGCTATCGCCGTGCGGGTGTCGGATTTGCTAAAGGCAAAAATGAATTTGAAGCAACGGCATTTACCGATGCTCAGTTACAAGCCATTAATGCTGACCCCCGTTTGGTGCTTAGCATCGAAGAAGCTGCACCTGCAAGCTTACCTAGCGCGGGTGACACCAGCACGATTGGTTTGGCACAAACGCAAGGGAGTGTGGGCACTGCAAATAGTGCAGATGGTGTAACCACCACTGAGTTAACTGGCACGATTGGCGGCGTCGTAACCCACGATGGCGAGCAAAAGAGCTTGGCCGATATGACAGTTCCTGAACTGAAAGAGCTGGCTGAGTCACTGGAAGTTGTCGGTTTTAAGAGCATGAACAAACCTGATTTAGTTGCTGCCATTGCGGCAGTTCAGGTGCAAGTGCCTGCCGATGCGGTGTTGTATGATGCCACTAGCGATACGGCCACAGCACTGACCACTGAGCAAGGTGCATAATCATGAGCTACGCCACGCCCTATGCGACCCTAGCCGATATGCAAAACCGCTTTAGCGAGGCAGAGCTTATTGATTTAAGTGATCGTAGTGGCGCTGGTGTGATGGATAGCGCGGTGATTGATGCCGCGCTTAATGATGCGAAAGCCACGATCGATGGCTACTTAGCCGCACGTTATCCATTGCCCCTTGCAGCTGTGCCCGATGTATTAAATCGGGTGAGTTGCGACTTAGCCCGTTACTACCTATACGACGAGCGAGCAACGGAGCAAGTCACCAAGCGCCACGATGATGCACTTAAACTGCTAGATAAAATCAGCAATGGCTCAGTGACCTTGGGCTTACCTGTGACAGACACGCCAGAAGGTAGCAATACCTCCGAGGTGCAATCGGCAGGCTCTGTTTGGTCACGCCAGTCAAGCAAGGGGTTTGTATGATCTCTATACCTGATTTGATCATCGACCGCCTTAAGACTCAGTTCGTTGATGTTGAAGGCTTAATCGCGCTCAGTGACTTGCAGGATAAAAACGTACCACGGCAAAAACTGTTTGTGCTCGATTTACAAGAGCGTGTAGGCCCGTTAGTTGAAGGCATGGGGCTTTATCGCCAAAACATCGCCACAACAATTGGTGTGCTGCTTGTGGTACCTGCCCGTAATAATGCCCAACCTGATGTGATTGCAGAGCGAAACCAGATCCGCCAGCTGCTCTATGGCTGGGAACCCCATGAAGATTACACGCCGCTGTACTTAAGCGGTGGCCAGTTACAACCATCGCGCCCAGGCACAGTCGCTTGGCTCGATAAATTTACGACTGAATACACGGAGGACGCCATCGGCGTTTAACACTATGGCACGTAAAACACGTAAAAAAGCATTACTGTTTGCCCTCGAAGCCACCTACGGCGTGGATGCGATAGCCGCAGGCGTCCCCGTGGCTGTGCTCGGGCGAGATGTCAAAATAGTCCCTATGGCTGGGGACAATACCGAGCTGAAGTATGACGACGGCAAACTCGGTAATAGCCCAGAACTGGCAACCGAGGTCTATGCCACGGTTGAATTTAGCGTGGACTTGGCCGGAAGCGGCACTGCGAACTTAGCCCCAGCATGGGCACCACTGGTGCAAGCCTGTTCACGGGATATTACCCCTGGTGCATCCAGTGTGGTGATGGCCATTAATGAAGACAGCACCGCCTCGCTGACAATGTACATGAACTACCACGGCGTACTGCATGCGCTATTAGGTGCCCGTGGCACCTTTAAAATCTCGGCGAAAGCCAAAGAACTGCCGAGCATTATGTTTACCTTTACGGGGCTATTTGTACCCGTGACGGCAGCCGCTATGCCCGCCACCAACTTTGCCGCATGGAAAAAACCACAGCCAGTGGGCGTTAAACACAGCGCCTTTTCGCTAGCGGGAGCTGCGGCCAAACTGATTAGCTTTGAGTATGACCAAGCCAACACGGTTGCTTATACCGAATATGTGGGCTTTGAAGAAGTGCTGATCACCGACTTTAAACCCAGCGGTAAGATCATTATCGAAGCGGCTAGTCTGGCCGAGTTTGACCCCTTTACCTTAGCCGCCAACAACACCGAAGTGGCGATGGAGTTTAGCCACGGTAGCGCCCTTAACCAAGTGGTTTGGAGCAGCTCACGGATTTCGTTAGGCCGTCCAGAGTATGGCGATCAGGATGGCACACTGACCTATGAAATCCCGTTTAAACCCATTTCAACCATCGATCAATTAACCACTAAATAGCACCAGGAGAACTTATGTTTGTCTTTACCAAAAAGCGGATTGTTAAAGAATGGCCCGCCACCCTAAAAGTGTCGGGCGATAAAGGCCAAGTAACTGAGCACGAGATTAGCGTCGATCTAGAGCTTATCCCTGAAGATGAATGGATTGCGCTGTTTCGTCAAAGCCCTAAAGCCGCATTTGATCGCGTGCTACTCGGGTGGAATGGCATTAGTGATGCGAATGGTGAACCTATGGAAGCCACCGCCGATAATCGCGCCGCGCTTTATCAATGGCAGCCCTTTAGTTTGGCCGTCACCAATGCTTACCTTCGAGCCTCAACGGGCGAAGCCGCAAGAAAAAACTAACCGATGGGTTACGGGCGTTATATGCCCGTAACCCATTAACCGATAAAGAACAGCGCGAACTCGATGATGATTTAAAAGCCCTTGGGATTGAGGCTGACATCGAGGATGACGACCCAGAAGTACTCTTTTGGGATGAGCACCAAAGCGCCCTGGTATGGTGGTGTCAAGTCGCGGAGTTAATGCGCTGGCAAGGCCGCGTGTGTGAAGGGCTTGATATTGTGGCAGTGAAAGCCGATGCCGAGATGGCCGAGCGCCAGTACAGCAAGGATGATTATCTAAAACTGCGCCTTATCGCCACCACAGTAACTCACATTTTTAATGAGCAATTAGATGAATGATTTAAAACTTGCACTGACATTAACCGCCGACGGCCGCCAGCTGGTGACCGTGGTGGGTGGTGCGAAAAAAGAACTCATCGGCTTAACGGGTGAGTTACAGGCCACGGGCACAGCGGGTAAAACGGCTGCGGTAGGATTGGATAAAACGGCCACCTCGGCGGATGATGCACGCCAAAGCTTTGGTGGTTTATATCAATCCGCCCTTGCGCTTGCAGGTGGATTGACCGCCATGGATCTTATTGATCGCGCCGATGAGTGGGGGCAAATGGCGTCACGGATGAAGATGGCCACCACCAGTGCGGCAGAGTATGAATATGCTCAATCGCGCATGGTGGCCAGCGCCAACCAAACCTATCGCAGCCTGACCGAAACCCGTGAAAACTTTACTCGTATGTCGCCGATTTTGCGCGACCTTGGTTATAACCTAAACCAGTCCATTGATATTGTGGACAGCTACAGCGCCTTGCTAGTGACTAACGCCGCCAGCGCGGATAAAGCACAGCAGGCACAGGATGCCCTGTCCCAGTCGATTCAGAAAGGCAAGGTTGAGGCCGATGCCTGGCAATCTATCTTTGGGGTAATGCCGAGTATCCTCAATAACCTTACGCAATCGCACCAACAAAACCTTAAAGCCGTAGAAGATATGCCTACAGCGGTGCGAGATGCGCTGACAGCTCTGAATAACGTCTATAGCGATTGGATTGGTAAAAGCAACGAAACCTATGGTGTTACCGCTACCCTTGCGAGCGGTATCGTTAGCTTAAGTGAAAACTTTGGCACCTTATTAGATGTAGTTGGATATGCCGCAGTCACTGCATTAGGTCGTGGAACGGCGGCACTAGGCATCCATACTTATAGTTTGATTAAGAATGAGGTAGAAAGTGCAAAAACTCGTGCTACGACTTTGGCAGCGGCCAAGGCCGAGGAAGCTCGCGCCTTAGCACTGAGAGCTTCGTCTATCTCAGCAGGTCAAGCCGTTGTTGCGGAGGCAAGGCTGACCGCAGCCCGTCAAGCAGTGAAAGTTGCCACTGACAATGCGACCTTAGCCGCCAGAACATACAACGCAACGATGGCGTTAGCTGGGGGGCCAGCTGGTGTCGTTGTTATGGCGGCTTTTGCACTTGGCTATTGGGCCATGACGGCTGACAGTGCGAAATCAAGTACGCAGGACTTGAATACTGATATTGCAAATTTGGCTGATAACTATCAGAAACTGTCTGTTGCTGCCGCAAAAGCTAAGTTGATAAATTTAGATGACGAGTTCGCATCTGCTTCACATGAAGCAGATGTTCTTTCCGCAAAATTAGAATACCTCAAGGCACAACAACGTTTCTCATCTGGTCGGGAGGCCAGAGGTAAAGAGATAGTTATACTTGAAGCCGAGTTGGAAGCTGCCGTTAAACGAGTTAATGATCTCTTAGTTATTAGGCAAAAGCTTAATGACCACATTGCCGCTGGCGGCAAAAAAGAATCGAATTTAAATAGCCCTATCGTCGATCCCAATCTCACTAAAACCGCCGCTGAAATGTTGATCAATTTGCAAAAGCAATTGACGCTTTACGGTAAAACCTCAGAAGCGGCCAAGC